AGATGCAGTCAATAAAAGGTTTTTCGAACCCTCCAGGTGTTAAATTTTTAATATTGCGTAATTATATTGTCGCCTCAAGTGAATGTGGGCATCGGTGCTTGCATGCCCCGCAACCATGAATCATAGTTTCCGAAATCCCCGCCGCCTCCGTGAGGCGGTGGGGGCTGCTCAGGAAAGCGGTAATACTTTTTTTGAAGCATTGTGAGGATTCAGTCCGAACTGCTGTTCCAATATTGCACAATAGTGTTTCTGGCGGCTGATATGTGTTTCCGGAAGTGCCAGTCGACTTGCCAGAAGGCGATGCATGTAGGCGACTTCGTCGATGTGATTACGCCGGCTGAGTGTATGGGTGACTGAATTCCCATGTCTCCGGTGCACATTGAGGGGTTGAGCCAGATAGATGACCTCGACGTTTTTCTGCGTGAGCAGTTCAAGGTAAATGCGCCAGTCGCCTGCAACACGCAGGGTTTTCAGGTCTGTCTGACAACCATTGATCGCTGTCAGTAAATGTTTTTTTCGAAAGAGCGCACTGCTGACGTTAAGGACAAGATTGCGTTCCGACAGGCAGCCTCGGAGAAAACTTTCTCCCGTAAAATGACTGTCATTTTCCATCAGTAATCCTGCGCTCTCAGCGTAATAAGCCCGATAGGATGGAAAAATTGGAGCACCGTCTTCATCGACGGTCCGGCTGTCCGTAAATGCCATGACGACAGCGGGCTTGTTCTTGATACCGTCAAGAATACGTTCAAGAAATTCCGGTTCGCAGAAATCGTCCGCTTCGGCAATCCAGATCCAGTCGCCACGTGCGATCCTGACGGCTTTGTGCCACTGCTTGAAGACCGAGCCTGAGGGCATAGTGTTCTCGATGCAGATGATTTCCCGATCCCAGTCTTTCGCCGTCTGTCGGGCAATTTCGAGGCTGTTATCGTCTGAGGCGTCGTCGAGCACGATGATCTCGAAGACTGCTACCGTCTGCGCAAAAATCGAAGAAAGGCGGCGGCTCATATAGTGAGCGTAGTTGTGTGAGGGGATGACGACGGAAATTTTCGGGATCGCGGGCAGGGCGAGGCTCAGAAGCTCCTGGACATAATGTCTGAAGCTGAAGCGTTGTGCAGCGGCGCGGGCGGTTTTCTGTCGTTCGCGGCTCGAGCGTTCTGAGGACCATGTCGCCAGTTTGTGTGCCGCGTTCGCCATCGCGGGTATATCCGCAAAGGGAACGATACTGTTGCGATGGTCTGTTTCGGAATCGATCTGTTGCAGGAGCTCCGGAATTCCGCCGGTTTCCTCGAACGCAACACAGGGTAGCCCGGCCGCCAAAGCTTCCAAGACGACTGAGGGATACGGATCTTCGCGTGACGTGAGAGCAAAGACGTCTGCCGCAGCCAGCCATGCCGGCACATTGTCGACCCTGCCAGGCATGTGAAATGTGCCACTGGAGAGGGCGCCGTTCAGTTCGACATGCAGGTTGTTCTTCAGGGACGGGTCGATATCGCCCAGCCAGACACAGTGGACTGCGTCCTGCATTTTGCGCCAGAGCTGAAGGAAAAGGTCAAAGCCTTTACGCAGGTCTGCATAGCCGGCACCGATAATGATCCGGTCAGCTGTCCCAAGACCCATTCCCCTGCGGATTGTCAGTCGTGCCTGCAGTGAAAAGGGCGCCTCCGTGTAGAGACCCTGCGGCAGGATCTTCAGGTTGTTCAGGGTTTCCAGACCAAGTCTTTTCGCTACATTTTGCGCCGGTACAATGACATGGCGTGCTAGCGTACAGGCCTTTTCCATGGGAGTGTGCAGGTTACGACTGCGCAGGAGCGCGGGAAGCTCATGAATGAGGAACAGAAAGCCGATCTCCGCATCCGCAAGGTGGGGCGCCAGGGCTGAACTGGCCGCACTGTTGAGGATTGCCGACTGAAATCCCTGCCTGCGGAGATACTCCAGACGCGCCGGGGTGGTTTTTGAGCCCACCGTAACGATCTCTGTGGGCGCCACGTTACGATATTCGTCGAGGAGGGCGCCTCCGTCGAGGAGGAGAAACTGGATTTCAGCGCCAAAGCAGTGCTTCAGCGTGCGGCCCGTTTCGAGCAGGAGCCGCTGTGCGCCTGCGGGAAACGCGTCATGTCCAATCAGAAGAATACCGGCACGCGAGCGGTTTTTCCCGGCGCCGGTACAGGCGCGTGCCGTTGCGTTGAGATAGGCGCTTCCGAAATGCTGGTCCGGCTCCAGATAGGCGCCCTCGGCCCATTCATTCCAGGCGTTGATGCAGACAACCGGTTCTCTGAAGAATGTGCGGGACTGGGCCTGTTCGATCAGGCCGCTGAGCCAGCGTTCATAGAGTTCCGGCGTTGATCCATGAAGGACGAGGCCTTTGCCCTGCCGTCGTGCGTCATTATCCCATGAAGGCGCTGCGGTCCTGATCAGGGGGAACGGTGTTCTGGGCTGGGCGAGGGCTTTATCCACCACTTCGCCGTAGTCATAGACCTGCCCGCTGAAGTCATTATCGAACAGCGTGATTTCGTCATTGATCAGGTTGCAGTTCGAGACAACCTTGTGGGGTGGAAACTCGATGGCGCCATCCAGACCGAAGAGATCGGGGTTCTCGTCACCGAAAGCCTGTCCCATGACAAAAAGCGGATCCAGCCCATGGCGGGTGCGGAACAGCGTACGCCACCTGACGAAGGCGGCCGGAGCATCGGGGATCGTCCCGGGCCGATAGACCATAAGTACTGGTCGGCCATCAAAATGGATGTAGCGTGGATCACGCAGATACCGGGCAAAGCAGTCCACGAGGGCTTCGTCGTCCTCGGAACGGTAGTCCTGTGCGATCAGCAGGTCATCGTCTGAGCCATCCCAGCGGCGGCTCCAGTTCTCGTTGGCCCACATGAGGCAGAACGGAAGATCGATCTGCGGGTTGGACAGCAGAATTTCCAGAGGCTGGTCCAGCAGGCGTTTGCGGTTGAACCAAAAGCGATAAGCGTTGATTTTATTGGATTATTTTCCGCTGAGTTTCGTTGGTTCTGCTCGTTGCGGGCACCCGGCAGAGAAAAGATGAGGGTATTTTCTTGTTGATATAAATACGTTACAGACCCCTCAGGTCGCGCCTGTAGCTCAATTGGTTAGAGCCGTCCGCTCATAACGGATTGGTTGGGGGTTCAAGTCCCTCCGGGCGCACCATGATGTCGTGCGACCATGGCGGAATGGTAGACGCAGCGGACTTAAAATCCGCAGCCTTCGGGTGTAAGGGTTCAAGTCCCTTTGGTCGCACCACATGAATGCAGCTACGTCTGCAAGCTGCAGATAGCTATTGTCCAAGGCCGCCAGAAATCTTTGCTCACCAGCGCTTACTTCCGGCCAATATCCCGCGCCACGCCAATCATCACTAGAACGACGCCCGCGATCAGAGGGACGTCGATGATGGCGACGGCGATTAGCTCTTTGAGCACGCCCGCACCTGATCGCGCAGCCCGATGTAGTCACCGATCCAACGCACGGTCTGTGTTTGTGGACGCGCCTTGATCTCAGCCGCAAGGGCCGCCTGATCGGCTTTGGAGTACGTCACCAGCGTTGGGCAGGGCACATAGCGCACGCTGGTGCATCCGGTGAGGGCAAGAGCTAGGGCAATCCACTTCATGCCGTGCCGTCCTTCAGCCGCGCCAGCACATCATCCGCAGTCGCGGGCTTGTCTGTCTCAGCCTGAGCCATAGCCTCGGCCTTCTGCGTCACCACATTGGCGCTCGTGATGCCATCCTGTGCTGTGGTCACGCTCGCATTGCTCTTCCCGGCCCGGTAGGCGAACCAGACGAGAAGCCCGAGGGCGATGACGACAAGCGCCACCACCCCCAGAGCGACGTACTCGGTCAAGCGGCGGCTGCCGTCTCGGTCGTGGCCGTCGTGGTCTTGGTTTCCAGCGCCGTCACGAGGGCGGAGAGGTTGCCAGCCAGTCCTGCCAGAGCCGCCTTGGCGCCAGCCGTGTCACAGTTCGGATCCAGCTTCTGGATGATGAATCCGCCGAGGACGGGCAGAAGCTCTTCACCGAGAGCGGCGGATTCCTGAATTACGGTATCGGGCATGTGAGCGTTTCCTTTGTTGCTCGGGGTGTCCCGCAGTCAATCGGCGGCGGTTGCCGACGGCTTGCTGAGGATTTCAGGGATGGCGGCCTTCACCTTCGCAGCGTCTTCGCGCGCGACAGGAATGGCGGTAATGCCCGGACGCAGGCGAGGGATCGCCCATCCGATGCAACCGCCTGTGGCCGACATCAATTCGTACAGGGGAGCCCAACGGCTCGTTGCGGCCGGGGGCTGGATCACGGCACGCAGGACTGCACACCCGACGATCAGCCACGCCGGATAGATCAGGTATTCAGCCGGGATCAGATCCGGCAACAGAACCAGCAGCGAACCGACGCCACCAGCCTTCAGGAAGGTGTTGAGGTTCGGGTTCACTCTCCGTCTCCTGTCAGGCCAAGGCGATAGAAGGCATGATGGCCGATGACCTTCACGGGCTTGCGTCCGGCAGCCCATCGCGGGAGCGGGATGCCGAGCGCGAAATAGCTGTCAGCGCCGTTCGTCACGTCCGGCAGTTCACCGGCGGCCATCCGGGACGCCAGCGTCAGAGCGGAACGGAAGAGCGGATCTTCGTCGGTCACGTCCTCGGCCTTGGCCCGGTTCGGATCAGTCTTGTTCCAGCACGAAAACTGCCACGGACTGGCACAGACACTTTCGATGTCACGGCCCCACCACCCCGGCTGGGCCACGCGATGTGCGATGACGTTCAGGATGGCGTGCATTCCGACAACGCCTTCACCGCGGGCCTCTCCCCATGCTGTGCGCGCTGCGAGTTCCTGCGGAGTCATACGTGATGCCAGTCCCGCCAGAAGGTGAGCAGTTTCGGGCCCCAGATCGCGATGAAGATCAGTACGGCAGCGATGGCTCCGCAAACCCATGTGAAAGCCGTTTTGAAGAACGCCATGCCGCCCAACAGGTCGCGGGTCATGCCCTTGAGGTCGCGCAGGTCAACGTCCTGGCGCTCGCCGCGCATCCGGCCTTCCGTCTGGACCTCAACCAGCTTGAGCTGAATAGACGTCATGCCCTGCTCAAGTGCAGTGATGCGGCGCTCATGGTCATCAACCCGGGTATCAGCCGGGGACGCAAGAAGTGCTTCGCCCATCACTGGCACGCCGTCGAGCTGCGATAGAGGTTCCCGCTGGCGTCAAGACAGGCGTAGGCGTTTCCAGTGCCGGTCAGCGACGATAGTTTGAGGCGGCCAGTTTCGATACCCCCCGTACCACCCCCTGTATCATTGATGACGAGGCGGCCGTAATCCGTGTTAGACGCCCACATGTTCACGCCGAGAACCCCGGTACTCGTAGGCCAAAGCGTGTCTATCGCCCCGTTCATCGTAACCAGGCTGCCGTATATGCTGCCCTCGTTTTTAACCGCTAGGTCTCCGCTGACCGTGAGGTTACCTGTTACCGTACCCCCAGCCAGCGGCAGGTAAGTGCTCGTGGCGGTAGACGTGGTTAGGTAGGCGGAGAGCGTCGATTTCAGGCTGGCCTGGGTGACGTAGCTGTCGAGTGCGTTGCCGAGATCAACATACGTGACGAGGCCGCTGGCCTGCGGGGGATAAGCCCCACCATCAAACAGACCATGATCTGATGGAGAAGACGGCGCAGCAAGCGCAGGCCCGGCCAACAGAGCCATCGAAAGAGCCAGATAGGAAAGCCGTCGCATGTCACCCCGCCGCGTAGAAAACGGCTTAGGGGTGAGGGGCGATTATAATTTTGGAGTGTAGGGCGTGGGTTGACTGCGCAGGAGATGTAACGTGCAATTCCCTATTGGATCAGGAGAATGACATGAGTGTTCAGCTTGCGGTTCAAAAAGTAGGCGACGACAGGTATTGGATTTGGGGAATGAAAATTCCGCCAGATGCAGCGGGACTTAACAATTTCCAGGGACCGGATTTCGGGGATGACGAAGCTGGATACCGCAAAAGCCCGGTGATTGACCGCCTGATTGAATTGGGTCTTTCAGAGATTTCTGCATGCCAGCTTGTGGACATAGCGGATGAGCGAGGCGTCACAAAGTAAAGCCGCCCCGTAGGGCGGCTCCGTAGTCAGATTAGTAGCTTTTTGCGGGATCGACCCAGACGGGTGGACATAGGCCGGGGGAGGGTGGGCAGCGGCACGGCCCGTCTCGCACTCAGGAAGTTCCTGCGCGCCTGTTCCACACAGGGAGTGCGGCCCGTCAGTTCCTTGATCTCGTCAATCAGGTATGATGCCTGAAAGATATGATACTCGCATGACATCCCGCGTGAGACGTAATAGTGCGCCTGCTTCTCCCAGTTGTCGCAATCCGCCATTTTGAGCAGAAGCGCCTCGTCTTCCGGGTAATGGCCCGAGACCGGGTTTACTCGATCTTCTCCCGTCTCTTCGTAAAAGACTGGGGCTGTTCCGGCTTCGATCGTTCTGTGACCTTTTGCAGGCGCGTCGATGTTGTCTCCGGCTTATTCGCGAAAGGGGGCGCCTCCATTTCCATCAGGTCCGGATCAATGGACGCGCCGGGGATATCGCGCGCCAGCCGGGCCAGACCTTTCGGCAGAACCTTCACCGTGTCGCGGGTCTTTTCCTCGCCGTTACCGTCTGTGTAGGTGCCGATCTTGTGCCAGAGATATCCGGCGTCGATCTTGGCCTGAAACGCCAGCCAGTTCTTTGTTCCGTTGCGACGATAGATCCACTGTGACGTGGCCATGAACGCGATCAGTGCCTTGGGCTTGATCTGGAGGATCTTGGCCGCTTCCGTCAGGCCGTATGAACCGTCCGCCGTGCTGATCCGGTCGAGTGCAGCGGCTTTCGGTGCGGTAAGAGCCAACTGCTCCCGCTGCTTCTCCACAACTGACTGAAGACCGGTGAGCGCGCGCATCGCGAGTTGTTCCGGCGTCTCCGGCGCGCTGATCGTATAGCCGCCCGTCTTTCGAATGGACGGAATGACCTCGGCGGTGATCCACTTCTTGAAACGCTTGGCGGCAGCCTTGCGGCTGGTCAGGACGAGCGACCACAGACCGGACTCGTTAATGATCGTCATTTCCTGCGGGCCACCAAGGGTATCCACAGTATGGATACCCTTCTCATCGTCATCGAGACGAGCTGAAGCATTTCCTGCGTTGGTGATCTCAAGCACCTTGCACACATCAGTCAGAACCCACCAAGGCTCTCCGGCCTGATCGAGCACGCGGACTTCCGCCCCTTCGAACGAGAAGGGAATAAGGTTTGAGCCTTCAACGGCTTTCGTGATAACGTCTGACATCGCAGTGTTCCTTCGATTTCACTGTTGAGAGACGGAAGAGGGCGTGCTGCCAGGCTGGGCCTCTTCCGTCTTTTTGATTTCTGCGTAGTGCTTTTCCAAAACGACCAAAGTCTCGGAATTAATGGAGCGTCGGTTTTTAGCCGCTTCTCTTGCAATCTGCTTTTGCAGCTCTGGCGGTACGCGCGTTCTTACGTACGGCCACTGGTGAATTTTCATATTTCCTCCGTCACTAAATGGGTCCACTTGGTGACTGTCACAGATTGGTCCCATTCCAGTCAAGCACAAAATGATCCAATCTTGTGACATGACAAAAGATGAAGCTCAGTTTCGGATTCGGATGCCCTCAGAGCTGAAGGCGTGGCTTGAAGATCAGGCGCTACGAAATGGCCGATCTATGAATGCCGAACTGAATTGGATGCTTCAGTTCATGCGCGACGGCTACCAAAAGGAAATCCAGTCACGAGAAGCCGAGATGGCTGAGATCAAGAAGATCGCGCTTGAGGCGCTTGAGCGCGCGAAGGATGCGCAGGGGAGAGTGGGGAAGTGAAACGGTTTTTTGCCGGATGCCTAACGGTAACCCTGACCATGCACGCGCATGGGGCGCGGGCCGACGACATCCATAACTTAATTGATGGCTGCCAAGCGGTAGACCAGATTAATAACGGTCAAAAACCTGAGAGTTCGAGCGCTTTCTTTGCCGGGGTTTGCTTAACTCTGGTTCAGCAAAAACGGCAATCTCAGCAGATCTTAGAGAACCGTTTAGATCGCCTCGAGATGGAGAAGGGGCATATCTCCAATCAGGCAATTGGAGATCATCTCGCGGATATCGTAAGCATTGAAGATGAAGAGGGCTTGGGTTTTTGTGTTCCAAATACTGAGACAGTATTGGATATGGTACATGCGGTAGTTGGGTTCTACCACGCAAACGGAAGTGAGCCAGGAATATCGCCATCTGCTTTTATTTCCCGTGCTCTGAAAGCAAAATACTCTTGTAATAATCATTAATCACCAAGGATTAGGCTCAAGCCCCCAAAGCCCCGCATGCAGGGCAACGAGCAGCGCCACGAAATTGAGGGCCGCTGCTCCACCGAGAACAATTTTCGTATCCTTCATCTCAGCGTTGTAAGCGATGATCGCCAGAGAGAAAGCCAGAAACGCAAAGAGAAATATCAATTCGTCAGTCCTATCGCCTGATACGGGTTCCATGTCGGGGAGAGCCAGAATTTCTGGCCCTGATTCTGCTGAACGCTATGCTCATAACGCCGCAGATATCCGGGATTAATCATCTCCTGAAGGCGGTAGAATAGCAGATACTTGAGGGCTGCATTTGCATAGAAAATGTTCCCTCCCGGTATTTGCCCGCTGGCCTGTTGCACAATGGCTGCAAGATAAGCGGACGCCTTCGGGGCATCTCCACTTTGAAGGGCCGTGTCTCGGGTGTTGTTGTAGAGCTTGAGCCACTTCCCGAAATCCGAGAACGTCGGACCAGCCAAGGTTTCCAGAAACGAATTCCCCATCCGGCTCTGCTCGCCAAAGAGAAAATCCCCATAGATCCCTGCGCCGCCGCCCTGCTGCATGGCGGCCATAACCGTGCGCCAGTCAGCCGGGTTGCGCGGTTCCTTGCCGACGATCATTGCCTTAAGGGACATGGCTGCGTAGCCGAGGACCGTTGTCGCAGCGATCAGGTGAACGATGCCCGCCACGTCCGGTCCGGAACGTTGCACTTCACGTCCCCAGACACGCCGGATATGGGTGAGGGGGAACGTCTTGAACTGCATGAACATCCGCATGGCCTGCCCCAGAACAGGGTTCACGCGGTCCATGGCGGAGTAGGAACCGCGAACAAGCGCCTGCGTGCGGGGATCTGGTTCAGTCATGCCCTCGCGTACCTGGTCGGTGATGTAGGTCGAGAGCTTGTTTTCCAGATCCTGCCTCACATCGTCGGCAGTCATGCCGTCTTTCATAAGCCCGGCCACGGCGGCGTCAGACAGTTTCCGGGTCTCGGCCGGGAGGATGTGAACGGCTCCGTCCGCCGCTTCCTGCGCGATCTGCCGAACAGCATCCCATTCCGGCGCTTCCATGCCATAGCGGCGCAGGCTCTCTTGCAGCTTGGGATGCAGTTTCTCGAATGACTTCTCTGCATTGCGCCCGAGATTGTGGGACAGCATCAGACCCAGACCTTCGGCCAGACTGTCAGACCAGTATTGCAGGCCGTTCCATTTGTGAAAGCCGTTGACCAACCGGGTCATGCGGCCAAGCGGGGCGTCCTCAGCGGCGAAGCGGTTCATGATCGCGCCGAGATGCCCCTGGATGCCGACACCGAGCATCTGGGCAACCTGCCGCTTGTTGCGTGCGCCATGGCTGGCCCAGTTCGGCGCAAGGCTCTGGATCTCCTTCCAGTAGGCCTCAAGCAGGGGAACGCCGTTATGCCGGGCCACGGATGCCGTGACGGCGATGTCGGGCAGGGACGAGATCATGACGCCGCCCAGCTTTGTCACCTGTTCCCACGTCCGCATGTAGGCCCCGATCTGTGCGATCGTCTTGCTGGCCGGCTGCATGGACTGGCCCGTCACGACGCCGAGCAGGTTGCCGTCACGCAAAGTGCGGAGCTTGTCCACGGTTTTGAAGTCGCTTCGATCCTTGGCAGCGCTGATCTTACGGTCAACGATATCGTTGAACATGGCGATCGGGTTGGTGCCCATCTCGCCCATGACTGCTGCGTTGCGTGCGCCGCGCTCCATACCGGTCATCACGCTGTCGATGATGTGGCCCTGTCCGAACTTGGCATTGTATCGCAGCCAACCGTCGGCATCCCTGAAGATCAGGGAACGGTTCTGACTGGCGCGCTTGGCAATATTGGCCGGGCCTTTGAAGCCGGAGAGCCAGTCAGCGCCGTTTGCACTCTCATGCACACCGGATGCCAGAGCCTGCCATGTGGCTCGCAGGAAGGCTTCAGAACTGGTTCCTTCGTCCAGATTGTCGAATGTCTTGGCATCCAGTTCCGGTAGGATCGTATTCTTCCAGTCCTCATAGGCGCCCTCATCGCCGGAACCGCGAACCTTCCACATGTCATGGCTCTGGCGGGTGACGTAATGGTCAGCCTTTCCGATCCACGCACCTTCCTTGTTCTGCATGAGGCGCACGCTGTCCTGATGCTCATGCAGGATGCGTGCGGCCTCGGCGGCATGACCGTTCCCGGTCGAGGGCCAGCGTTCCGGCTCATCCAGTCGCCACATTTCGCGCGCCACGTCAGCATCGAACTGCTCATCACGTCGTTTCAGGGCATCGAGCAGGCCGGCCTTTTCCAGATCGGTCAGCAGCGGTCCCATGACCTGCGAGATCCGGCCATGGGCCTGCGCCGAGACCGAGAGGGCAGCATTGCGGCTCGTGTTCTCCCGACCGGCCAGAAACCCTTCCAGTGATCGGAACTCATCCCCATCGACCACGCGATCGAGAATGGCCGCCCGCTTGAGCACATTGATCTTGCGGCTGCGCTCTTCGATGATGGCGGCAAGACGTTCTTCCGAGGCCAGTTCAACCCCGGCACGCTGCGCGGCCTCCTGGGGGGAGAGGCCTTCACGCATCAGGCGATCCATGCGCTGCTGCGCGCCGCCGAAAACCTGCTCAAGTTCATCTTCTGACAGGACGCGGCCTGCTGCCTTGCTGGCCTCTTCAAAGCACTGGCCGTAACGGGTATCGCTCATCGCATATTCCTCAGCATGCAGCCTGTTGCTGCCTCGTAGGCCTTGGCCGTTCCTTCGGCGCGCTGGCGTTCGCCGGTGATGTCTGCCAGTTCGTTTTTAAGGGCATCCGTTTCCTCGATGCCGGAAATCTGTGCGTCCAGATCGGAAACTGACCGTATGGCTTCCGCTATCTCATCATTTAGTTCTTGCGGAACCGAGGCGCCTGTTCCTATGTTCTCTGAACTGTTGTGGCGACCATCGCTCCCCGACCCTGGCGTACCGGACGTTTCGCGCGCAGGGGTAAAGGAGGCGGAACCCTGTCCGGACGGGTTCGAAGAGGAATTGCTCGGGTCTCCCGACTTGCGAACCTTTTCCCACAACAGCTTCAGTTTTTTCAGATACCCCATCTTGAATGGAGCCGCCGTCGCGACCCGGTAATATCCGTCCTCTTGGATCAGGTGGAGCACAGCGGAGTTGTGCGTTGATTTCGCGCCCGTTTTCCCGCCAAGCGAGATGGCAAAGAAAGACTTGCGCGCGCCCGTGTTGTCCAAGCGGATCTCGGACGTATTGTTCAGAATATGTGCGACGTAATCGTCCACGCTTTTGAAGCCGCGACGCTCGATCTGATCCGCGTGCCGCTCCTTGATGTGGATACGGCCAAAACCGCCCCCATTCGCCTTGGAAAAATCATGCTCACCATCCGACAGAACGATCGGCCACGCCGGGAAACCTTCAATCCCGCTCGGGAAGCGTCCGACCTGCACGCTGCCCTCTGGCAGAGGCAGGCTATGCAGGTCGGGGCTGGCGGGTCGTAACGGCGTCGTCCTGTCGAGGCGGGGTGCCCCCGCCGTCTGCATCTCCCCTACATGTCGCGCTGATGCAATCTCCGGCGTGTCGTCGCCTTGGACACGGCGGAGAATACTGTTTGCGGCATCGCCTTGAACGTCAGCCATCCGGCGTAGTGCATCGACATAGGCCTGATTGACCTGATCGACGTGGTTCGCGACCGGGCCGCGTGCGTTTCGGATATCAGAGATCGCGCCGGAAATGGCCTCGTCCGGATTGTCGGATGTCAGGACGCGACCAGCCATTTCCCGCAACCCGGCCGCACTGATGCCGGATTGAACGCGGCTCGCATACCGGGCGAGGCTGCGATGGGTAAGGGCGTACAGAACATCCTGTCGGGACTGGATGCGAGACGCAGCAGCCTTGAAAGCAGATTGCGCCATGGCGTCAGGTGCAACGGAGGGGTCAGAAACGCGACGCTCGAGGCGGCTGATCTGGCTTTGCAGGCGCTTGGCCTGCTGATCAAGGCCGGTGATCTGGGCCTGTGTCCGCGCCTGCTCCAATTCTCGATCGCCGGTTGAGGTGCCACCCTCCGTGAGCATCTGACGTTCTGCTTCCAGATCCTGACGGCGCGAAGCGGGAAGGGCGGGCTGTTCCATCTCCGCCTGGATGGCATCCAAGCGGTCTGAAGTCGTATCCTCGAACATGCGGGACCAATTGTCCCGCAGTGCCTGGGCTTCCTGCGATACGGCTGCATGCTGCTCCCTGAGCGGGGCAAGCTGCCGCTGAAGATCGGCCTGCCGCGCAGCATCCGTTTCAGATTTTGCCCGCCCGCGTTCGTCCTGCCGGGCCGCCTGCGAAAGCAGATTATCCTGATCGGACTGAATGCGATCGTTCTGCTGGATCCAGCCCGTCAGTTCTTCATGCAGGTTGCGGGCTTCATTGAGTTGAAGCAGGCTCTCCGCATTGTTGGGCCGGTCTTCATTCAGGGCAGCAATGGCGTCGTTCGTGACCTGACCGCGCGTATCGGGGCTGGCGGCTTCCATCCGCACCGTCATGGGGTTGGCCATCTGCGCTTCATCGGGCGGCTGGTTCAGGCTCTGGACCGTGGCTTCCGGCTCATCCTCCAGTCGCGCATGAGGTGCAAGCATGTGCAGGCCACCGCCCAGAACGCCGCCGAATGCGATATCCCCGAGCGCCTGACCCATCGACCAGTCATTGTGTTCGTCGCGGTCAAAGGCATAGTTCAGCGGCTCAAGCGCGGCCTGTCCCATGACGCCCTGAGATGCGCCTTGCAGAAGGCGACCGGCCCGCGACGCACCGAGGGCCGCGCCCGTCGTCTCTGTTCTGGCGGCCTGGTTCAGAAGTCCGGTTGCGACACGCCCAGCCCCGAACCGCTCTGCCGTATACGCGCCCTCAGCCAGCAATGAGGCCATGCGGGCATCCCCAAGGCCGGGCACGAAGGACGCGCCGATGTTGATGGGGTCGAGGAATTGCGGGATCATTCCGGCCGTACCGCGCACGATTCCTGCGGCGATGCCCTGAGGGCCGCTGTCGATGGCGTCCTGCCGAAGCATCTGCCGACGCTTGGCTCCGTTCAGGTCGGCCGCAACCGCACTCGAAACCGGCGCGTCGAACTTCAGGGTGCCGGGGATGCCGAACTGCTGATTGGCATCCTCTGCGGAAAGCTGCTGACCCCGACCGCTCTCGTCGTAATGCCGGGCCATGTCGCCCAGTTCAGCGATCGGCGTTGAGGCCGCACCTTGGGCAATGGATGCAGAGACACCTTGCCCGAAGGTGGACTGGAGATCCTCAATCCCGCCATTCTGGGTATTGCTGAACTGCTCCGGGCCTTGTGTGTAAAATGGCATCAGCGCGCCTCCGGATGCTGCGCGACGTAAGCCTGCTGCGCTTGTTGCGAGAGCTTCAGCGCCTGATCATCATAAGGGTTTGCGTACTGGCCCGAGCGCACGCCCTGAAGCGTCACCGTCAGCGGCGATCCATCCTTGTTCATGAGCGTGTGGTACTGCCCTGGCGTACGGCTGGGGATCATCAGGTTATAGCCGCTTTCGTCGCCGTTCATGACCCACTGGCCGGATGACCGCGCCCGTTCCAGCGTATAGGACGCGCGCTCACCTTCCGGGATACCATCCAGTTCCGGCGAGACCTGAATATCTGTTGGCTTGAGACGGGACAGAACATAGCCAGTCGCACTCTGCACCGCTGGCAATTCACCCTTCGGCGCACGGATGGTGCGGTAGGTGTCGTACTTCGCGCCGATGATGTCCTGATAGGCGTTCCGAAGGGCTGTGCTCTGATCCTGCCCGCGAACCATGTAGCCGTAAGTCTGGCGCTCGATGGCGTCCTGCGTCAGGTTGTTCAGACCAACGCCGCCGCCTTGCAATTCCGTCGTGGCCTTGAAGGGCGCCATGACGTCACCGATCGGGTCGCCGTTCGAGTTCGAGGCCGTGAGACTGCGGCCGTTCAGGCCAGCTGCCTTCTTCAGGTCATCCAGCGACATCTTCAGGTTCGAGGCATACATCTGGCGACCACCCGCCTGTGCCGCCGTGTCCATATTGGCGAGAACCTGGTATTCGGCCGGCATCTTGCCGACGCGGACCATTTCTCCGAACGCCTGAGGCCAAAGCTGCCCATACTGCTTTTCCAAGCCGTCGAGAACCGGAACGACATCCTGCTTGGCCGGATCCACATTCGTCAGCGTCTGAACGGCCTGATGCACCTGGTCGTTCGTCAGGATGCGAGGCTGCTGAACTCCAAGGTTACGCTGCACGGCCATGACGGTCTGGGCGTACTGCTGGAACGTCTCAGGCTTCTCAGGATCGATCTGCTGCGCAGCCTGCTGAATCGTCGGGTTGTCCGATACAAACGAAGCCGGATCTTTAGCCAGCGCCTGATTGCGCTTTTCGATCATCTGGTTTCGCATCGACACGATCTGCATGCGCGTCTGGTAGTGATCCGTATCCTCACCCTGAAGCATGCGGGTGTCGGACTGCTGAACCTGCCGGATCTGCTGCGGGCTCGCCCATTTCAGATCTGCATACTGGATGCCAGCCTGCCGCCGCATGGTCAGATCCTGAATGGCGCTCTGCGCCTGGTCAGGCTCGTAAAGCTGCCGGATCTGCTGAACGGGCACGTCTTGCTGTGTGTTGCCCTGCATATAGGCCGCCCCGAGGTCCTGCACATGGTTTTGAAGCTGGCTGCGGGCCGTGGCCGTGGACTGCTGCCATTCGGAATAGTTCTGATGCACGACGCTCAGGGCGCGCGCCTCAGCTTCCGGCGCCAGACCAAGCCGCTGCGCTTCACTGTGAACCTTCGCCACCTGTCCGCTGAGATCGGGAGCGTCGAAGGATGGTGACGGGCTGGCCTGATTGACGGCAGCGCCGGTGCGGGAGACGTAATTCCGGGTTTCCTCAAACGGGATCTGCGCCACGAAGTCATGGTCAGAAATGGCGCCCGTGGCAGGATCGCCAAACTGCTGACGCCACTTGTCCACGTTTCCGGGACCAGCATTGTACGCCGCGCACGCCAGCGTCAGATTGTTCCCGTATTTCTGGCAGAGCTGCTGGAAATAGGCCTGACCGAGAGCTCGGTTATAGGCTCCATCGGTCCGGAACCGGTTCTCATCCCATTGCAGCCCGACTGACTGCGCCACCTCCTTGGCTGTATCCGGCATGAGCTGGGCCGCGCCGACTGCGCCTTTCTGAGATGTGACCGGATTGCCCTTGGCGTCGGTCTGGTTGCCGCCACTCTCAAGATGGATCATGGCGCCGAATGTTGCATCCGGATCGGCGTGAGATGGCACGCTCTGCACGCCGCCCGGATTGGACACGGACCGGCCCAGCATATCGCCCTGTTCTCGCCAGACATGCGGCTGGATCTGCTCAAAAGCCTGCTGATAGGCGGGAGCAGACATGTTGCGCTGGTTGGCCTGAAGCAGGTTCATTCCCTGCATGGCCTTGCCGCCATCCACTGAGGCTTTGACGGCTGTGGTCAGGTACTGGTCATTGTAGTTTTGCAGTTCAGCCTGCGCGACCGGACTATCAAGCGGCACGCCGCGCAAGCCGAGTTGCTGCATGACCGTCTGGCGGCCACGGTTCAGCGAGCCAGCAAACACAACCGGGTTCTCCAGGTTGGCTGTGCCCTGATCAGTCAGGTTCGACAGCGTCGCCTTGTAGGTCTGGTTCTGGTACGCCTCGCGCTGCTGCCCGACGTGCGAGCCCATCGCGGTCAATGCGCCGTTCTGGTAGTCGCTGCTCTCACGGTCGAACATCTTCTGCTGATCCGGCGTCAGCGTTCCCATGATGGCCTGCCGCGCTTGATCAACAGCAGAGGACGCACCTTTCCATCCGTCCATGGCCGCTTTGCCCTGAAGCGTCAGAAAGCCGGGCGTCTGCGGGTCGTCAGGGTCGCCATACTGGATCGTGCGCACATGCTGCCGAAACTGGTTCATGGCGTCCTGTGTGGCTGCCACGTTGCCCTGCGCCTGCTGGACCTGACGCTGCCGATCAACCTGATCCCCGACCTGGCCAACCATCTGCCCGGCCCGCATCAGTCCTTGGCCGATGGCAGCGCCAGCATTCGTCATGCGCGGCGTCGAGATGGTGCCGGTATCAACGCTCCCCGGTGTACGGTAGGTTTCGTTCGCGAATGGAACCTGCGCCATTAGAAGCCTCCCGCGCTACTGAATGACTGACCTGCGCCATCAAATGCGCCCGAAGACGAACCACCCGATCCGCTCTTGAACATATCGTCCCACTTGCCCGCGAAGGCAGACCCGGCTGCCAGCACGCCGCCGACTACGCCACCCGTGACCGCGTTGCTGGCAGAAGCCCGGTCAGCCCGCGCCTCATTGTTGTATGAGGTCGTCTGGTTCCGGTAATTCACTGCCTTGACGTTGGCGTCGTACAGATCCGAACCGACATTCAGGCCAGTGTTGCGCCCGGTCGCTTCCTGCACATCCAGCGCCGACCCGCTGTCGAGCGCCACGCCATTTGCGGCCATCTGAGCCCGTTGTGCTCCGAGTTTCTGCGCGCCTTCCTGGTAGTCTTTCTGGGCGCTCAGATATCCCTGATCAATCGCCGCCGTGGCCTGACTGTTGGATGCGACGGCGTTTGCCTGCGCCACACGGGCCGCTGCCTTGTCGGATGCTGACTGCGAAAAACCGTTGATCAGTGATCCGGCCATGCCGAGGCCGGCGCTTGCTGCTTGTGCCGCAATGCCCATGTCAGCACCTCATCTCGATTGTTCGGAACATGGCCCCGTTCAGGCCGCGCGGCTCGGGCTCGCCGATCTCAAATCCCAGCCATGCCAGCCACCTGATTGCCTTTACGTAATCAGCGTCCACCAGATTGGTCATCAGACGATACTGACGCTTCCATTCTTCTACCCACCGGCGCGTCTCCAGCAGGAAACTGCGGGGAACCCGGTTGAGATGCGGCGTTCCCACAAGCCAGGGATGCCCGACATCAAGGCACCCCACGACCCCGAATGCGCATAGTGGACGATCATCTTCATAGAAGATGCCAGCCATGGCAGACCGCTCGATGCACCGACGCAAGGCATGTACCGGATCGCCTTCGCCCATGCGGACAATCTCGCGGAAATCTGCACTTCTCAGCAGGGGCGCGATCAGAGCGCCATCAGCCGGGACGGCTTTACGGACGCGGATCAATTCCCTTCCTCCACGTCAAAGCTGATGGTGGTCAGCGTGCAGGGCAGCGGGGCGTTCTGATAGAAATCGAACTGCCCCTTTTGCGTCCAGATCGGCGAGGGGATGCGCATGACGTAATCGCTCGTCATGGCGCCATCCGTCGCAGTATTCCCAAGAGGGTAGAGGTTTTTCCCACCGTTGGATGATACCTGAAGGCCGGCGCTGTTGTACAGGGACGCGTAGACCTTGCTGATCCGCTTTCTGCGCGCGAACTGTGGTGGCTGGGAGATATCGAGCGGAAGCGTCTGGGCATGGGCTGCAATCGGCAGTCCAACGGTAATGGTCTCGCCAGCAACAGGCAGTGCCACGCTTCCGTCTGATGCTACCGTAAGCCCGGTGTAGCCCTTGCCATCAATGCAGGCAGAGACTGTCTGACCGATCAGATGCGTAAGGCCGGAGACGGTCGAGACGGACGTTCCCGAATAGCGCAACCCGCAATCGACAAACCAGGCCTTGGTGATGTCGTCATTTGCAGAACCAAGCTGCCGCGTGACCATGCGCTCGATGTAATAGACGTTTGACCCATTAATCGTGCGCTCTACAACAAAATACGCCACGTCCTCGATGGCGCCATAATCGTTTTCTTCTGGGACGACTGCGACCGAGAGAAACACACCGTTCGTCGTTGCGTGCTGGTGCCACGCCCAGACGTTCTGCTCTTTCAGATACGTCATGCCGAGCAGGGTGCCATCGGACCGGCAGGCCCAGAGCAGGTTGAACGGGAACTGAGAAAAGCCCCAGGACGAAATCGTGTATCCGTAGAACAGATGCTCGGCCATCACGGACAGGTCGTTGCCGTTATAGATCGAGGCATACCAGTCGTACTGAAGGTCGCGGATGTGAGATCCCTTGCCCTCGATGAACAGCACGTCCGAATTGATGGCGATCGGCTGAACGTAGGAGCAGCCAACGAACATCTGCGGCGTCGCCGTGAAGTTGGAAGGTGTGATCGCTTCGCCGGTCTGGCCGCCAGCAACCTTCCAGATCCCGGCTCCAGTGAAGACGAGCAGGTCGGCCATGGGGACCAGATGCGCGATCGTGTTGACCTGCTGACTGGCGATGGTAGCCGTGATGGCGTCGTCACTCACGACGGGAGTGTGAACGTCGAAGTTCGTGTAATTCGCGCTTCGGCTCATCCACACGGTCTGGGGATAGGTGGTCGATCCTGCAAAAACACGCCGCTGCTGGAAGTAGGTTACGGCTGTGGGATAGTTGTCCGTGAAAGGGTCCTTATGCGTGGGCGGCCCATTCTCGGTATCCGGAGCATAGTTCACGTCATCGAAGGTAAGGGCGGTCGTGGTTCCGATCAGCCCCCACTGGCCCGCATACTGCCGGTAGACGTTGTAATAGTCCGCGCCATCAACCGCATCCCATTTGACCGTGTTATAGTTCCCGTACTGCTCGTAGTAGCCGATATTGTAGTTGGTGCAGGACAGCCCGGTCCCAGACGTGTTGCTCTCGCTGTTCAGCTCGTCCGAAACGGCCGTCACGTTGTATTCGTATATGACCGAGGAAATGCCAGGCGTCGTGCCCGTATTCCCGGCGTTGCCGTTCGTTGCCGTGGTCCCGGTCATTGACGGAGGGCTGATGCCCGCGGCGTAGCTGATCTCGGTCAGTGTCCAGTCAAGCTGGCCCAGTCGGGACAGGTTATAGGCCGGATAGGACGGATGCGTGATTGTCATCACGTCTGCCGACTGAGCGTGCCTCAGATAGAATACGTCTGTGATGGCATAGGGTGTGGCGACCTCATAGATCGAGCCGTCAGCATTGGTCAGATATGCCCCGTTGCTGATGAAGCGGACATACCCGCCCCCAAATTCCAGAACGTAGGACTGCGTGTTGTTATAGATGAACGGGATCAGATTGGGTTGATTGCCAGTCTGCTTTGATGTCGCGACATACTGCGTGCCGGGCCGGTTACTGATGCCGCCCTGCACATGCACAAAGAAGTTGGTCAGAGCCGCCGCGCCACTTTGCCACTTCTCCATGTCTGATCGGAAGTTGAGCGACGGGGACATGATCCCAGCCGCGAAGGATCCGCGATAGGTCAGGCCAATCTGTGGGCCAGAAGGTGCGCGTGCCATCAGATGAACTCAGGGACGGTAGGCCACACAATCGAAGCAGGCTCCTTGTCAGTGGCAGGGAGATTGCGCAGTGCGGCGCGGTAGGTTTTGGCTGCGGTAACCTGATCAGCCGTGAGGGCCAGATCGCCAAGCTGTGTCCAGTCAGAAGCCGTAAGAAGCCCATTTCGATATGTTCGGGGCCATACTGGAGCTTCACCAATACCGCTTTCAGGATAAAACGATGCATCCAGAGCGACTTCCCCTGATGCCACGTCAGGAGTGTCTGCCGAGCTTACAGATCTGATAATCGTGCCGCCAGAAACGATGAACCACTGTCGCATCAGTTGTATCCTCCGTCCTGCATATTCTGAATGATCATATTGACTGTTCCTGAGGAGCCATTTGAAAGCCCCGTTCCGCTGGCATTGCCACGGAGATCATTGCCTGTGATGGACAGGTAATTGCTTCCACCGGTATCAAGAGTGATCCCGACATTCTGATATTTCGGGTACCCCGCACACTGACCAATGCGGTTATTACGGACCGCAATTCCCTGCAGATTGGGTCCCACCTCAACGCCTGAATATCCAGGAGAAGACGCGTTCTGGTCTGCGCCACCAACCGCACCTCCACCACCGTTGCCACAGATCATGGACGAATTTATTTCAATATTCGTGCCGTCTGACAGATTGATGCCATCCTGCCGATTGTTGAAGACGCGCGCGGCCACGAAGTTAAGGCCATCCACAACGCCTTGAGACAGGTTCCCGGATGCGCCGCCTTCCTGCACGCAAATTCCCTGCTGAGAAGATGACGCCCATAGGTTACTGAAAGACCATCCGTTAACCTGTGTTCCTGCGGGCGCCTGAATATCCAGCGCACAGCCATAGCTTGTGTCGAGAGACGTGTTCATGATTTCGCCCCAGGCTGTGCCGGGTGCGGCGGAACTGCCAATAATCTGCACGCCGTGTTGGAAGGCGATGAAGTCGCTGTTGCTGATCCATGTGCCGCCGTTGTTTGTCACATAAACGGCGGCATTAGGTCGCGGCATGTAGCCGGTCGCATTGTCAGCAATGATTGCATCAATATACTGATCATTGCCGCCATCGATCTCGACTGCGTTGGCTCCTGAAGAGACTGTACCGATCTCCCCGTGGTGAATGAACTGCTCGACACCGCCATCGGCCCGGAACGCGTTAAAGGGGAATTCAACGCGAAAGTCGGAGAGTTCAAAGAATTTTCCACCACCAAGCACATGCACGAAAGCTCCGGCTGTCTGCCTATTTGTGGTCCCTCCGTTATATCCCATATCCGACACCTTCACATAGGACGCGCCGCTGGCTACCTGGATCGTATCGGATGTGGTTCCTGTGGGGCTGATAACTGAAGCCTGCATGTTCTTGCCATGGAGCCAGATACTGGAAGGCACGATGACGGTGCCGATCCTGCTCGTCCCGGCTGGCACTGTCACTTCGCCGCCACCGGCTGATGAACACGCATTGACCGCAGCCTGCCATGCGGCAGTGTCATCTGTTTTTCCATCTGCCTTCGCGCCGTAATCCAGAACATTGCAGACTTCACCAAAGCGGGAAGACAGGGCGCGTGATACCGAAGAAGCCCGAGCGAGAGCCATGCCTCCAGACATATCTGGTGATCCACTGATTACGCCCGTAATCGTCGGCGTCGTCAGCGTCTGATTGATAGATGTATCGCCCGATTTATTGAGCTTGTCGGACTGCATAGCCGCCATGGCATCGCTAAATCCTTGACCGTCGTAGAGGAGGGCAGCCTTCCAGTCGGTCAGCGTCGGAATATAGTTTTGCGTCCACTTCGAAGGCGAAACCTGAGCCTGAGCAGCAATTGGAAGTGCCAGCGCTATCGCAAGAAGAAGGCGTTTCACAGTTCGGTTTCTCCTTCTCCCGGCTCATCGCCGAGGATAATTGTCTTGTGATATGGACGGCGCCAGCCGATCGGGGATGCTCCGATACTCAACACGCCGATCCGGCCATCCGGCGTGTCGGCCGGGATGTATTGATTGAGCCGGTCGCCGATATCGCGCGGCTGCAATCCAGTGGAGGCAACGCCATTCAGCGTGTTCGCGGGCGTCAGATATGCTGGTGTCGGGCTGGTCGCGCTCGCATCCCCAACAATGAACCCGGACGGGTAGGTGCTCAGGCTCTGCTCAATGTGCTCGTGCCGGTGCCCGAAGGGATAACCTCGAACAGCCATCCAGTCCGGCACATAATCCGTGCTCAGAACTTCAACGCGCTGGTCGGCTTGGCAAGCCTGGCTTACTGCCCGGTCGGCCTCAGCCATCACGGCGCTCGTGGTATTTCCGTCAATACCGAGGGAGGTCGCCATTTCCGCAGCGAGGGACAGCCAGAATGCGCGGGTAAATGCAGGCGGCCAGTAGGCGATATCAACTGCGCCAGTGATGTAGACCACGGACGCAGACGGAATATCACACCATATCACGGGGACGGCTGCTGTCCCGCCCGCAAAGCCTTGGCCTTCCTGATAGTCGATGAACCTGCCGAAAAGCCGGTCCTGCGTTCGGCTGCATGGCGGGGCGTTTGTCGGGAACAGCTCACAGACCGTGATACAGTCTTCAGGAAGGGCATACTCGTATTTCCAGCGCGGGAACGTGCTCTTTGCACCAGTTCCAGATGCAACGGCGCGGGGCCATTGCCATGAGTAATTCGGGTATGCCGAGCACTGCGGGTTGGCCAGCAGGCTATTGAGAACCTGATCGTAGAAGGCCGAGCATGTGTCGGCCTCTACAGATCCGTCTGTCAGAGCGGTGATCGTGCTCTGGGTGCCCAGGCGACGCAGCGCCATATTGCACAGGTCAATTTGCGTCGTCGCCATATCTGGGCCCGTCAGTCTTCAGGGACGGCCTTGGCCATGTCCTGTACAAATTCGGATGTGTTCACATTGCGCGCAGCGCTCTTTGACGCTGCATCCTTCGCCCGTTTGGCGGTCGCATCAGCAGGTTCAAGGTTGAAGCCTGGAACGCCATCGTATTCGATGACATCCCCGACCTGAACCAAGCGACCGCCCACGAAGCTTTCAGCGGTGACGCGATAGCGTGGCATGCCTTACCTCACGCCACGTAATTGCGCGGATAGGCATGCTGACCAGGAACATCGAGGTTGATGCCGGCCGTCACCGTACCGCTCGTCAGTGCGGCAGAGACTGTGTAGGTCAGCCGCATGTAACGATAGAGCGTGTTTGAGAATGCGGGCTTGGCCCGGACAGCAAACGGCATGGAAGCCGTGATGTCAGAAACCGCGATGCCGGGGAAATCCTCAAGCGTGGTCCAGGTGGTGCCATCCTGAGAGATCTGTACGGCCACATCCAGCGTTGCCCCAGCCGTTGCCGAAGCAGGCAGAGACGTGAACTCAGCCCAGACCTTGAACGGACCGGTCGGCCCGAAGTCACGGTTCTGGGAAAAGTCCAGCACGTTGGATGAGGCGAGGGCAGTCCCAGCCGTCGCCGTGGTCAGATCCTGAGCATTGGAGAACAGGAGCAGGGAATCAACGATCATCGTCCGTTCTCCTTACGAAACCGCAGCTTCGGTGTTCATGATGGCGTCACAAACGCGGATCGGGATGCCACGGAACGTCAGGACCGGCATGCCGTCGAACTCGGTCAGGGCCAGAAGCACGTTCGTCTTGTTCATGGCCTGAAGGCTCAGAGCCGTGGCGATCGTGCGATTGACGTAGAAGGCAGGACGGCCAAACGAGAGCGGCGCACCGCCTCGAGCTTCCGTGGCAGCCTGAATATTCGTCACCGTGCGCGGCATGGTCGGCATCTTGTAGGTCAGAGCCGTCATCATCGCGATCAGGTTCGGAGCATTGCTTCCCGTCAGGGCCGACACATCGATGTTCGCAATGCGCCCGAAATAACGCCAGTCGCGGACCGTCAGACCGCAGTCCCACTTGTAATGGGTCTGGAGTGCCTGGAACGGGTTGCCGTTGTCATCCAGAACCGGAGCCGTCGTAGTGACATCCTCGACCTGAAGGCCAGCAGCCGATCCCTTCGGGAAGATGCCGAACCCATTCGTCGGGCCCCAGCACGCCAGCCAGATCGACGTGTTCGTGCTACCCGTGCCGCCCGCATTGATGACGTTCGCGCCGGAAGCGGCCGTTGCTGTGTCGACGGTGTTGTAGCGAGGCGCAAGACCGGTGAAGGCCGCAACGTCGGACTGTTCATTGCCGTAGAACAGCGTCTTGGCCATCTGCTGATTCATGCCTTCGATGAAGGCCATGTCCTCAGACAGACGGAACGCAGCGGAATTGCCTTCCAGCTTGGCCAGATCCTTATCGACCAGGGCATACGCTTCGAGCATGCCGCAGGTGTCAGTGATCTGCGCGGTCGTGCTCTTGGAGCGCGGCACGCCGCCATAAAGCTGACGCCACGTTGCGGACGGCAGACCAAGACGAACGGTCGTCTTGTTGCCGGTCGCGAGGTTGCCTTCCTTCCACAGCATGTCGAGAAGGATTTCGTTGGTCTGGGACAGCAGGTTGACGATATCGTCAATTCCGCCATCAGTGCCACGACGCGCGGCCCAATCCGCCAGCGTCAGACAGGTGGATGATGTAAGCGCCACGCGTTACGATCCTTTGTTGCCATAGATGCGACTGGCCACGTCTTCGAAGGTATTGCCGCGCTTCGTGTCCGGAGCGGGCTTGCCAACGTCAGGCGCATTAGCAGCGCCCAGAGCCTTGCCGATTTGGTTGAGGGTGCGGATGACGGCGGGGTGATTGCCCGCGCCGGTTTCCGCGAGAGCCTTGCGAAGATCATCGCCGCCGAACTGGTCAAAGACCTTTCCTGCGTTCTGCATGACTTCCGGCAGAAGTGCCTTGCCATCAGACAGATCGCTGTCGCCAAGAGCCGCCTTGCGCCAGCCCATTTCGCGGGATGAGTTGATTTCCGCCTGCTTGCCAAGCTGATCCTGAAAATACTTCAGACCATACTCAGTGACCTTGGCGAACTGCTCCTGAGAAAGTCCGGCTTCACGCGCCAGATCCTCGTAGCCGGTCAGGGTTTCCTGATCGACATCGAAGCCTTCGGGCGGCGTAAACTCGTACTTCTCGGGCGCGCCTTCCGGCTTTGGCTGCTCGCCTTTACCGGGCTGTTCGGCCCCGTCGCCGACACCTTCACCCGACGTTTCCGCCTGTTCCCCGCCCTCCTGACCACCAAGCAGAGACGCATTGTCTGCACCTTCTGCCGGGGCTTCGGTTGTCGTGGGTTCGGTCGTTGCTGGCGCTTCAGTCGTCACTCTGGACGTTCTCCGCAAGAATTTCTCTTGGGAGGTGGTCGCCTGCGTTTATAATTTGAGCATGTAGGGCTATCCCGATTGACCGCTGCCCCTCCCGAAAGGCCGTAGCCAGAGGATCTCCGGGAGAGAAGGATGACAGCTCACGCCCCGTCATGGCGAGAATGCGCGCCAGAACACGACGCCCAGCCGGATCGGCACATACACGCTGGATGTCCGTCTGCTCCTGCGTGGCCTTGGCTTTGCGCCGTGCCCTGCGCTCGGAAACGTCATCATATTCATGCGGGTTGAACGTCATCCGCCCAGCCCTGACATAATGGAGGAAAGTGCGTTCTGTCCGCCGCCAACATCAGTCTGCGAAAGGTTCTTGGCACCCTGAGAAAGCTGCATGGCTTGCTCTGCCGCCGCCTGCTGCTGCTGTGCATATTCGCGCTGCTGACGAAGCTGCGCCACGGCGTGAGGATCGCGCAGGATGGATGGATCAATACTCATGAGGTCGCCGTAGCGATCAACGGCGCTGTCCACGTTCACATTGTCCATCACGGAAGGGTCAGCGCCCTCGATACCGCCGACGAACCGCATGAACTGCTCAATGCCCGTCGTCTCAGTCGCACGCTGCGCCTGGGCCAGGACTGAGACATAGCTGATCTTGAGATTGCCGCCCCTGAGTGAATCCGGCCTGGGTGGCAGCAATCCGCCGCGTTCCATGATCTCGATCGTCGTGTTGATGATCGGGTCCAGCGCCTCATTGTGGAACCGCTCCAGCACCGGGCCGAGAGCGAGGAGCTTTTCCTGCTGACGAACGTTGATCTCAGCGGCCGTGACCGGCTGCGTCGTCTCCATGTTCTGGCTGACCATCAAGATCAGGTCATTCTTCAGCGTCTTCTGGATCTGCTGCTTGAACTCGTTCACGCGCTCCTGAAGCGGCTCGATGTTCGGCGTGGTCTGGTAGATTGGGCGCAGTCCGCCACCGTTCCCAACCTGGTTGAGGCCCGGAATGAAGTTCAGCCCGGACGGCGTCAGGTTAACGATGCTTTGCTGCATGGAAGCGTCGGCCATCATCGGCGGCCGGGCGAACTTGTCGATGGCCTCCATCAGACGAAGCTGGGCCACCTGCAGGGACTTCACGTCCGGCAACGCCTGTTCGGCTGGCCCGTGACCGTAGGCGTCATTGCTGATCGCTGACCAGCGCGGCGCGATGAACGGCTTGCGGGAATAGCTCTCGATCAGCAGGGCCGGATGATCGGTGTTGCCGTATTCGTAATAGACCCCGATATAAGGCGCGCCACGCCAGCCGAAAGCGCCACGGATGCGCGATGCGTTCGGCATGATCGCATGAACGATAGGGACTTCCTGCGTGAGATTTCGGCTTTCCCATAGGCTCTTGATCGTCTGCGAGCAGTTCTCCAGCCCGAACCGCTCGACAATCTGGGCCACGTTCTGGATGTATTCGCGGAACAGGGTATCGACCTCGCCGCGCGCGTTCTGGGCGACATAGTATTCCCCAGCCGTCAGGGGGTAGAACCGAACCACGTCCTCATAGTCCTGAAGGTTGATGACTGCACCGGTACCGAACCCGGCCAATTCCTCATAGAGTTGGGACATGGCACTGTAGAAATTGCCCGTCGCATAGACGCGCTGGAGACGGCGCTTGACCTCAGACAGCCACGCCTTCACCTGTGGATCGTCGTTCAACTGATCGTTCGACGTGGACAGCCGAAACCAGTCGCGGGCAGGGGACGTGATGCCAGCCATCAGAAAGGCAGCAAGATTGCCAAGCGCCACAGTCCCGGTCGGATCTACAATCTGCGGGCCTTTGACGCGGCCACGGCTGCCCTGGTTCGGGACGGCAAAATACCGGCCACGTGTCGGCAGGATGTAGTGGGTGATCTCGCGCCACGTCTCCCGCCACGACAGGCGGTCCATGCGCATCATGACCAGGCGTCGGTCGGCCTCATCCCGGAGTGACTGCGGGCCCTTGGTATCCGGCTGCGTCTTTGGCTGCGGCGCTTTGGCCATCTCAGCCTCCCAGCAGCGTTTTCGGCGCGCTCGTCGCCGTCTGGCTAACCCCCTGGGAGCCGGTCAGCAATGTGGAGCCAAAACCTCCAGCCAGCTTCGCAGCATTTGTGGTCGAGGCGGCTTGGTTCGCGCCGCTCTGGTTGACGGACTGCCCCGCAACAGGTGCCGGAGTAGGCGTCGTGATCTTCGGAGTTTTGAAAAGTCCCATGCCGTCGCGGCTACGGCGCAATTATAATTTGACGTTGTAGTCAGTCAGCCCAGGGGTCATAGGCGGCCTGTTGCGGCGCGCCCCATGGACCACCCGCGTTCTGGCTGGGAAGGACCGGGTACGCGAACGTCAAAGCCAACGCATCGCCAATGTCCGGCGATGCCAGGCCGCGCTTCTTCATGTCCTGTTTGCGCTCGAGCTTGATCTGGTTGTTCTGGTCGAACGTGTACCATGGTCCGGTCAGATCAGTGGCCAGATCATCAATGTCCGGAATGCCGCCCGTCTTGAGCCATGCACGCATCGTGCCCCACATCTCGGCACGCTTGTTCGCATAGCGCTCGGCCTGGACGTCATAGTTTGCCCGGTCAGCTTTGGCGCCAAACTGGATCTCGACCACGCCGCGGACATGGAGCTGTCTGCACCGATCAACCACCCCTGCGCCTACGCCGCCGCCATCGATGAACACTCCATCCGCATTGTACCGCTGCGCCTCATCCGCCACACGCGCCGCAAGCGTCATGGTGTCCACGCCGCGCAGCCGGATCGGCTCAATCAGGCGTGCATCACGCCCCTTGCGGAAGAAGATGACCGACTGGTCATCGCCATATCGAGCCACGTCCACACCCATGACCAGCGCATCGGTTAGGATCGCGCTGACCTGTCGCTTGCGGGCCTCGTTCACGCTCTCCGTTCCGATGAATTGCATGGATCCAGACTTCGGGAACAGGCCGCGTACACGCACGCGCATAAAGTCGCTGTCTTCGCCGTAGGTCTCAGCCCATTCCTCGAACAGGCGCTTATTCGTGCCCTCGACGGTCCGGCTGTCGATGTGCCGCCCATGCCACCGGTGACGCTGCTTGTTGAAGCACTCGAAGAACCGACCAGCCGGCTGCGTCGGGTTTCCGAACGCGCACCAGACGATCTCAGTGCCCTCATCGGTCAGAGCGCCTTCTGCGACTTCCCAGACCCGGTCGATGATGCCGGATGCCTCATCGAAGATCAGAAGGATGCGGCGGCCGACGTTGTGCAGACCGGCGAACGCTTCAAGGTTCGTCTCAGACCATGTGACCGCATCCGCCCGCCAGGTCTTCTCATGACCGGGCATCGTGGAATGGATCGACATGCCATGCACCTTGAACCAGTGCGCGCAGATCAGCAGCCGGAACCACTTCGATATTTCAGGAAACGTCTTGGTCCGGAGCTGGGGCTCGGTGTTCGCTGTAATGACGATCTTCGTGTCAGGGCAGGTGCAGATAGCCCAAGCCGAAATCATCGCGACAAGGGCGGACTTTCCGATACCATGGCCAGACGCAATGCTTTGCAGAACCGGCATCAGCACTTCTTCTGGCTGATAACCTTTCCGCAATCGCTCGCCAATCGAGCGCAACGTATCGGCCTGCCATTCACGCGGCCCGCTCGCGTCGGCTAGGTCGGTGCCTTCCTTACCCCACGGGAAGGCGTAGAGAACGAAGCCGAGAGGGTCGAGGCTGAAGGAGGCAATATCCTCGACCAGTTGGAGTTCAAGGTTGCTCGCCACGCGCCCGCTTTCGCGCCTCATCCATTAGCGCAGCCAAATCCCCGACATTGTGGTCGATTTGCTGGCGATCCTTGAACTTCTCAGGCCGATGCGCAGTCAGCAGCTTGATGAGCAGCGTGTCCGAATACTTGCGCTGCATCACAGGGCGGCCGTCTGCGCCGTACACGATGCCGTCTTTGCTGGTGATGTACTCTTCCGTTCCGTCACGCCCGCGCCGCCATGCTTCGCCCTCAAGACTGTCAATGGCGATTTCCAGGGCTTCTTCCCATTGAGCCGCGAAGGCCGCGTCATTGGCTCTGCGCTCGTAAGCCCAAACTCTGGACACATCAGCCGCGCGGCAAGCCTCAGTCACGTTCCCACTGTTGCGAAGCGCTTCAATGAACGCGCACGATTGATCCGTTCGTACTGTTCGTCCCTTCGCCACTCACTTCACCGACCAAGCTGCGATTTTGCGGCCAAAGATGCGCAAAACAAACACACGGCAATTACAAACATCAAATCCTTCAGATATGATCTGGATCACGTTGTCGTCTCCGTTGGCCCAGTCATCTGGGTCCATGTGATGGTTCCGGAAAATCCGGCCCGCTGACGATACCAAAGCGTTCCGTCGCTCATGACCGCGTAGATGAAATACCCATCACACGCGATCTGCGAGAAAACTGGAGCTGTTGTCGTGCTTGTGCTGCCGCTCATCGCACACCAACCAGTCGCTTATGCGCACTCGCCGCAATCATCCCAATCCGCTCACGTGTCGTCTTGAGCTGCGCGGAAATGACGCGGAAATTGTCATCGCTCCGATGGATCGCAAGCTCCATCGCGCCTTCTTCGGCATGTCGCAGACCGGCCATCATCTTCTGGTACGCTGCGCCCTCGTGGTTTTCGACCCTCATTACCCACGCCTTTCGATGAAATATCCGATCGTTCTCTCGCACCGGATGCTGATGTTCTGACATCCCGCAAGCGCCAGAAATCCACGGATACGCTTAATCTCGTTTTTCAGGATGTAATCCGCATTCTCAGGCTCACTGTCAGGGTCAGGCCATACAGCCCCGATCAGGGATCCTGTCTCGATAACGGCACCCGGACGGCGCATAAGCCGCTCCGAAATGGCATAAGCCGCAGGAGCAAGCCGAACCTGACCACGCGGCCCAGACAGAACCCGCGTTTCAGGATCCAGTTCGAGAGAGCCGCATTTCATCAGCTTTTCCGCCACGTCTAGCATTGTTCTATCATACCCGAACTATTGCCACCAGTACAAGCGAAACAACGCGCCCGCTATCGAATTTCCAGACAATTATGCTACCCATCCTCCATGACCACGAAGCAAACGAAATCCGGCTGGCTGTACGACTGCTGTAAGTGCGGCGAGGGCGCGTCATTCATCACTGAGCGCCCTCATGGAGATCTCCATTTCTGCCTAGAGCACTGGCCGTCGCGGCCTAAAAAGGAACCGGCTGGCTCTCAACCCATCGCCACGCCCCGCGCCTGAAGGCGTCAGCAAGACGGGGAGGGCGGGACATGGACGCTCCGACAATACACCTGTTGAGCAGCCCTTCGGGACAGAAGGTAATCAGCAGCCTTTCAGCATAATCCTGACCAGACCTCTCCGCCCTCCGCAAGGCCGCCCCACGCTTCCCGGTATCCCACCGCTCTGCACTGCGCTGGGTCATATCATCACTCCCCACTCAACCCGAGATCGCCCTCGGTGTTTATTGTTCCCATGCCGACATCCGGCAGAAATCCGATCTGTGCTGGCCCGCGATGGCCATGCTCGAAGACGAACCATGCGTAGGCGATGGCACCACCTTTCGCTGGCACGTCTGATCCACCGGGTGGCATCGACATGCGGCGGCTCGAAACCCAGACGCGAGCGAGCGGCACGGTCCCGAACCATTCCCGGCGTTTCATGCCTTCAAGAAAAGCCAGACGCAGAAGGGCGCAGACCCGATCGGTCGTGTGTTTGAGCGCACAGTCGATGAACTCGCGAGCCAGATTGTATGGAGGATTGCTGATGACTGATTCATGCGGAATTTCTGGCAGGATTATCTCGAACGATCCCAACAGATCGGCTGCTCCATTCCGGTCAACGATGTCAGAAGAAAGCGCATCGCATCCGGCTATTTTCAGCCGGTTTGGAATATTGCCACCCCCACAACATGGATCGATGACGGTGCCCCCGAACTTCTCCTCGACCGCCAATAATGCATCCACCGCCCAAGCCGGTTCAACGTACCAGTCATCCGCATTCCGCTCGTAGCCCGAAGCCCTCATGGCCGTGTCTCCATTGTTCCACAATTCTCGAACAAAGCCGTAGAGGCATCGCCATCGCCCCCAGACGTTTTCACCCCATCGTGTATTGTCTGACATTCTGCACCGCACTCAGCGGCCAACGGCGACACCTCTCCGCGCATGTCTGCGAGCAACGCGCGGCCGTGAGTGCCGATATCGCATCCCTGGGCCATCTGGGTCCGGGCACATGCCGCTGCCCAGTTTCTCGGCTTGGCCAGTCCCGCCGCATGTTCGCCGATGCAGTCGGGCCAGGTGTTGGATTGGTCGGTCATGGGTTCAGTCCTTCACCTGCCGCAGCCTTCAGTTCGCGGATCACGGTATCGGCCAGAGCACCAGCACGAGCCAATTCCGAAGCGTCAGGCCGCTTGCGTTCCGGCTCGCTCGGCTTTTCCGCCATGGCGAGGATTTCCCGCAGGCCAGTGACTTCGGACCGGATCTGCTCGGCATAGGGCCGAAGATGCGCGTAGAGCTCGCCCGGTGCCGGCCAACGAGAACCGACGGGGTAGCCGTTGCGATCAGGCTGGCGTGTCCATGCGATCCGGGTTTCCGGCGTCCATGCGCCGACCGGGATATCCGAACAAACCTCAGCGAAGATCGCGGCCTGAGCCGATCGCGCTTCCGGGGCGGGAGCATTGGTGACGAACTGCGCAAGACGGCCAAGCCAGGTCTTCACGCCGAGCAACGGACAGGGAAGGGCGGCCGCTTCGGCTGCTGCAAGCTGCTGGCGAACGGATGCGATCCGAGCGGGGGTCAGGTCACTGCGCCAGAGATACCCTTCGCGCTTCGCCTCGATCAGGGCGCGGGTGTCGCCACTGGCCGGGGTGTATTCCGCATCAGGGCGCCTTGCGACGACGGCGGACGTGCGGTGAACGATCTGGTTCATGGTCAAAATCCTTCCAACATTTCGCCTTCGAGCCATGCGGCCTTGTTTCGGGTACGTTCGGCTTCTCGGGGCGATCGACCGCTGTGCTGCCCAACGGCGGCCTCGATCCACGCCACAGGCTCAGCCGGTCGTAGGTCAGCGGCTTCGAGCAGGATCCGGTTTAGGATCGAGGCGTCATCGCCACAGGCCTTGAGCCATTTTCCGATCAGGCTCCGAGACTGCCCCTCGGATTTCCCCGTCAGGCCGCGAACGGCCTTGAGCCCGAGCCGGAACAGCGCAGTCCGGGCATCGGGCGGCGATGGCCGGGCAGGGAGGGTTTCAGCGATGGTCTCGACCGGCTCGACCTCGGACGGCGACGGCTCGGCCGGCGGCACGAACGAAGTGAGTGTTCTTTCTGTATCTGCTTCTGCTTCTGTTTCTTGGTGTTTAAGGGTGGGGGTTATGTTTGCCTTAAGGGAGGGGGTTAACCCCCCTTCATCTTCACCCTTAACCTTGCGCCTCGCTTTCCCGGTAATATTGGGATTACCCCCTTTCTTACCGTTGGCAGCAGCTTCATCACTGATGGCCTTATCCCTGACCATGCGGCGACTGAAGATTGTTCCGGCATCTGTACGGCTAAAAACTCCGTTTTCTTCGAGTTCAGCCACCAGCTTGGTTGCCTCGCGTTCAGAGCATCCGAGCACAGCGGAGAGCTGCCGCATGTTTGGCGAGCGTCCATTGACCAACAGGTGTCCGACCGGATCAGCGTCCGCCATCAGGCACAGCATTTCGATCCATGCGCCGCGTGCTGCGAGTGAGCACATTCGCAACGCCGGATCGCGTTGCCAGTCCTGCCACCAGAACTTTGCCCATCTGCGTGCGCTCATGCCATCACCTCTGCACGAACCGGCATGCCAACTGAGCGCAGGAAGTCGATGACCTCATCGAGAGACCGGCAGACGGCAACCTTTGCCCCGGCCGCGCGGAGTTCGGCATGCTTCGCCTTCTGCTCCGGAGACAGGTGTCCTTTCGGTGCCTTGAGCTCGATGTAGTAGGTCCGCTCATTCCAGACGATGCCGAGATCCGGCCATCCCGGGAGACAGCCGCGCGCCTTTCGACGCGCTCCCTCTCTGGCGCCGTTCTGGCGGTTCTCGAAGGACTGGGGAACTGCTCCTGCAGGCAAGATGAACTGGAGAGCGTTCCAGATATGCTGGTGCAAGCGATCTTCGGTATGAGCGGTCATTCCTGATCTCCCAGTCTCTGGGGAGGCCACGACATTGCGCTGAGGCCTTTGACGGTATCGGCATTCCGCCAGAGCTTCGGCACTTCCATCTCGGGAGGCGGCATGGTCGCGGAGATTACCGATGCGAAGATCGTGCAGGGATCAACGATCGGCATATTCATGCGCGGCCGCACCACGAGCGTTCGCTTCACGCCTTCCATCAATTCCCGCAGGAGCGCGGGAGAAGCGCCGTCAGTGGCTTCGGCAAGAAGGTCGAGGTCATCATCATCAAAAGCGAACGGCATTCCGTAACGCTTGATGATGGCAAAGCGCTCCTGGAAGCCCGGCAAGGCAATGCCGATCTGCATATTGAACCGACGCCAGAAGGCCGGGTCGATACCGTCTGGGAGGTTCGTGGCGGCCATGAAGTAGCCGACATTGAACTCTTCCATCTTTCGGAGAAGGACGGTCAGAGCGCTGTTCTTCTCATCGTCGCACTGGCCACCTGTTCGACCGGAGCGGCTTGCGCCGACAGCCTCGACTTCATCCATAAACAGCACGACAGGCGTTTCAGCGGCCGCAAGTCCGTCGAATAGCTTGGCCACGTTCTGACCACTCGCACCAAGAATGCCGGCGATCAGATGCTCCGATCCCACAACGACCATCGGTAAGCCCAGACGCGCCGCAAAGTGATGGGCCAACGTCGTCTTGCCGCAGCCAGGCGGACCGAAGAGCAGTGCATTGGTCCGAGGCTTCACGCCAACGGATTTGAGCTCCTCGGCCGCGCGGATCTCTGCCATCCATTGGAAAAGAGATGCGCGGACCGAGGCGTCGAGGATGGGTTCTTCCGCATCTTTGGGAGACCGAACGTCAGCAGTCTTTCCGAGGCATGCCTTCAGACGCTCAATCGGATCCTCTGCGGGTTTCCGCTGGATCCTTGTCGGCTGCATGTGCTGTTCGCGCCTCATGCCTCATCCCCTTTTTCGACCTTCTTTGCTGAGCGGCGCCATTCAGAAGGAATGTCCATGCCGTCGCTGCCAGCTTCGGAGCACCAACCTTCATCCCAAGACGCACGGGCCGGATCACCAGCAGGAAAGGGATTTTCGGTGACGCGCTTGCCCGAGCGAAATGCTTCCGCGCCCTGGGATCGCGCCTCGGCTGGAGAGGCTGCCGGTTCGGGCTCCGGTGTTGTGTCGAACATGTCATCGACGCCAGATTCCCGATCATCCTTCTCGTCACGGGACATGTGACGGCGAGCGTTGTCGCTCATCGGCGTGCCGTCCAGCATGCCGAGCGTAGCCCGGTAGAGCTCGCACAGAGACTGCCATTCTTCACGCTCGGTCTGAGACATGGCGCGTTCACGGATCATCTGCATGATGACTTTGTTATCAAAACCGGCTGCTTTGGCCTCGGTCTTGATATCGGAGATGCCTTCGTTAATCCCCTTGCGTTCTTCCAACAACGTTTCGATACGCTGCACGAAAGAGAAGAGGCGGGCCTGGGAGTTATTGAGTGTCATTTCCGGAGTTCCTTTCGTGCAGCATTGAGAGCGCGCTGATACCGGGCCATTTCGACCTCGGCCCATGCGGACCAGGCATCCCAGTCGCGCCAGAGGATGCGCAGCCATGCCAGCCGGTATGACGGGGGAGGTCCCGCGTGATGGCCGAACCCAAACCGGCCTAGTTTAAGGGTGAACCAGGGCATTGTGTGTCCTCACGCGCCTTACGGCGCTCTGCGACAAGGCGTTCAACCTCGTCCGCAATGGAGTTGCAGGAGGCCATCAGTTCGATCAGCGCCTCGGCATCGGGCGTGCATCGACCATCCAGCCAGTTTCGTGCGGCTCTCGGCGTCTTTCCTGAAGCGCGGGCCAACATTTCTTGCGCGAAGCGGAGAGGGCGAAACTCGCGACCAATCACTTCGAGCAGGGTTTCTTTGATCGGGCGCGAAATCGCGTTCATGCGCCCATCCAGGTAAAAAATGCGCCCATTTGGGCGGGTTTTTGACCAATCATTCCGCACTGGCTTGCTCCATTCTCTGCCATGTCACTGAGCAGAGAGGAGAAACCAGCGATGGAAGGAGACGCGCCCCAGACACCACAATTCGAGATAGACGCGGACAGACCGCACCTTGCCGCAGACTTATGCAGGGACGCCCAGATATGGGGCACCCTGCACAGTCGGCAGCCGCAGGAGGTCAAGGACCACCTCGCACTCAAACTGGCGATGTTGATTGGAGCGGACATCTGGGGCTGAGGCTCAGTGCAGCCGCAGGCCGAACCGGGCAAAAGTCCGATCAGGCTTCGGTGGCGGATTGCCGTTCCAGAGGGCCGCCCATGTGACGTCCGAGTAGACATCGAGAGGCGGACGGAGGATCGGCGCAGCCCGCTCTTTCTTCGGGTGTGCAGCCTCTTGGCGCGCTTTCTTCCATTTGGAACGGATAGCCTTTGGGACTTGGCGTTCCATGGCCGCAGAGAGCGAAGCCGGTGAGACGCCGAGCTTCTTTGCGATGACGGCCGCACTTTCGACGCGCTCCATCATTTCAAGCAGGGTCGGCATCAGAGGCGTCCAGTTGATGCGGGAGGACGCGCCACCTGTGGGTCTGTCGTTTGGCGACAGACCGTTCAGGCTATAACGGCGGATCGTGGCACCAAGGGCGTTTTCAGCCACCCCAAAATGGTCCGCGAGTTGGGCGCGCGTCTTTCCTTCACGGATCAGCCGTTCAAGCTCAGGAAGGCGCGGCTTCCATTTGAAGGTTTCAGCCATTACGCAACCTCCTTCCGCTTCGGGCGAGCAGGGAGCAGATGGCGATCAACGCCAGCAGGCCACGCGCCATTTTCTGGCCAATTGTCCCGGAACCAATTCATGGCCCGTTCAAAGCTTTTGACTGTCAGGCTTCCACCTGCCTTCACGCGAACAATGGTCCGGCTGTCACGAAAGATGATCCCTGACGCGGTGCGCTCGGAGATGCCACGCAAATTGCAGTAGCTCTTCGAGAGCGTCAGGAGCTGCTCGGTAGGGGTCATGAAAATAGTATTGCGGGGATATGCCCGCATAGGTCAAGCAAAAACTGCGGGGATATAACCGGATGACGAATTTCACCGGAAACGGGATAATTCCCGCATGAGTGTTGAACGCCTTCTCGCAAAGATTGATGTATTGCTGGCAGCCAAAGGGCTGTCGGACCGGAAAGCCTGTCTGAAGGCGCGGGACATCAATCCTGCCGTAGGGGTGGACTTCATTAGGGATATGCGGCGGCGCGGTCATCCTCCGCGCTCCGACAAGCTGGCGGCATTAGCGCAGGTTCTCGAAGTTCCTCCAGCCTCTCTAGTGGAGGTGCTCGAAGGGCATGCGTCATCCGTCACCCCTGTCCACACAACGCAAATCGAAGTCCGCGGCGACGTACAGGCAGGTGTCTGGCGTGAGGCTATCGAATGGCCGGCCGTAGACAGGTACGCGATCACTGTGCCGATCGATACGGCCTACCAGGGCTTCCACCGCTACGGCTTGAAGGTCTGCGGCCAGTCCATGAACAAGGTCTTTCCGGAAGGCTCCGTGGTCGTGGTCATCAATTTCGGTGATCTGGGCCGCATGCCGAAGACGGGAGACTTTGTGGTCGCCGTTCAGCGGTGCAGCAAGACGGACCAGTTCGAAGCCACGGTGAAGGCCGTGCAGATCAGGGATGACGGAACAGTGATCCTATGGCCGCAGAGCTGGGACCCGGCATTCCAGACACCCGTCGTACTTCCGCCGCAGGATGGTCACGATCATGCAGGAGTACCGGACGTGGCAATCCAGGCGCTAGTTGTGGGGAGCTATCAGGCGAACCCGAAGGCTTCGTTCTCGTGAGCCGCGTCGTTGGGAAGTGGGCTTGGAAGTGAGGGTGGAAGATAATATGGCGAATGCTGAGTAGATGAAGCTGACAAAGGCGCAGTTTTCAGATCTTGATATTCGAATGAATACTGACAAGCGTATTGAGCTTATCAGTGACTGGGGAGAAGTGCCTTCTTCTGCGGGCGAATATCATAGATCTCTCTCCATTTCGGCTGGAGGTATTATCCTAACGGATAGGATCGTTCTGACTGCCTATCCCGGCAGAGGCGAGGAGGGCGCAAAGGCCCACTATTCTACCTCATCAAATTATCAGGCGGCCCGCTTGGAAATCGGGCGTCCTGGGCTTTATCATACGAACAAGGGTATACGGCCTAGCGGAGTTCCTATCCGGGTTGCATCTCCTCACGCTCATTTATGGAGAGACAATAGGCTACGGCTACAAAATGGTAGCTACGCTGCAGATCTTCCATTAGCTAACAATCTTCCAGCGACCGTCACGAATTGGGAGGAGGCTGTACGATGGTTTTTAACAGAATGCAGGGTTCTCATCCCGGATCGGATAACGGCTTTCGGCCTACCGAGAGCGACAACCCTACTATGAGGACTATGCTGGAGGCAGTGGCAGCCGAACGTGCACCCGTGCGCGCTGGAAGCGATTATGTTCTCGCCACTGATTGTCTTTACTTCGATGCCTCGTCCATCGCTATTCGCATTTCGATTAGCCCACGGGGAGAGCGCATTACCGTGTCCGATGATGGTAATGCCATCGACCGAGTGATTGCGATGGAGCGTCGAGTCCCCGGATACGAAAAAACAGCTAGAGCTGTTGCAACGCGAAACGGAATTCAGGCAAATGCAGGTGTTCTTTTTGCGAACCCAAGCTGCATAGAGGAAATTGCGGTTTATATTTCAATAGTCGCCAATGCGAGCAAGGAACTCGCAGACAGACTGAAAGACGTATCAATAGCTAGATCCTATCGCGATCTTACTAATGAAATGATCGGTCGTCTCGATAATTGGTTTCCAGGGATTGCAACAAGGCGAAATGCTAATATCCTTGGTGTTAGTAATAAGGTTCACTCTTTTGATCTAGAAGCCGTTTTGGCCAACCAGAAAACAATTCTGATTGATGAAATTCGTCCTCGGAATGTCAATACAATCTTGGCTGCAAGCTTTGATGTAGGGCGGCGTTCCGATATCGATTTATCTATGTGGGCTGTCTACGATCCTGCCATAGCCAATGATATTGGAGGACCCAACTTGACGCTTTTAGCTTCAGTGGCCCGGACTGTCTCGATTGATGAATTGACCCCAGATCTGCTTTTAAATCGCGCCTAATCTTGGACTGGACAATTTAGGTATCTCTTCCCACCCGGCTCCGGCCGGGTTTCTTTTTGTCTCCGGTGAACCTCTGGCTCGCAGCTTGCTTGAATCGTTTTGCAGGAGGGCAAGCCATGTCCATTCCACTCGACGAGCGCAGCACAACACCAGCCAGCCTTTCCGGTGATCACGATACCAAGCAGAAAGACGAGGCGCGGGCAGAGCCTAAGAAGGACTCGCAGGCAAAGCCTCTGTGCGTGAAGCCTCACCCATATCGCATCCGTCCTTTGGGGAGGTTTCTTGCACCATGGACGAGGCACTGAAGTCCCGCCTGAACAAGTGAACTGACAGAGACCCGGTGAGAGCCGGGTTTCTTTTTACCTGCTAATGCGGGGATATCCCCAAAATAGTTATTGACGTGCGGTATAATCCCCGCATAAGGTTCTCTCACACCGCACGAAGCGGCGAGGGAGAAACGCTCGTGACAGAGATCACACTTTTCCAATTTGAAGATTTTGATGTGGTGGCTGCGCTGCTCGATGGAGAGCCGCAGTTTGCCGCATCGCAGGTCGCCGCTGCTCTGGGGTACGCCGATACCGATCAGGCAGTTCGCAAACACTGCAAAGCCGCAAAGACCTACCCCGTCGAAATGACGGGTCAGGTCCGTAATGTGAAGATGATCCCCGAACGGGATGTCTATCGTCTGATCCTTCGTTCCAAGAAGCCGACTGCCGAGGCGTTCGAAGAGAAGGTGGTGGGAGAAATCCTTCCCTCCATCCGCAAGACGGGCATCTACAATACAGCCCCGGTCATCGACCTGAACGATCCGGCCTTTCTGCGCCAGACGTTGCTCGGATACACCGAGAAGGTGATCGCGCTTGAGGCTGAGAAGGCTATCCTCGTCCCGAAGGCAGAAGGCTTCGATCGCTTCGCCAACTCGACCGGTCGCACGATCCTGCGGGAAGTCGGAAAGGCGCTCCATATCGGATCGAAGCGCGGCATTGATCTGCTACGGGAGAAGAAATGGACCTTCCGCGCATCGAACGGCAAGTGGCACGCATACTCTGCGAAGGTCGATGCCGGCCTGCTGGATGTGAAGTACGTCACTTACACGAACAGCGTAGGCGAAGAGATCAGCACGCAACAGGTCTATGTCACGCCGAAAGGCATGGCTCGGCTGGCTCTTGAGATGGGGCAGAACTGATGGCGAACCTTTCAAACCTCGCAGAAAATCGCCTGTCAATGCTGGAGCACCAGCGCGACGTGACGGACCAGATGCTGGCATCGGCTACCGAGTGCGAGCGCGAGAACGAAGGTGCTGATTGGGATGGTGTAATCGCCACCCTGACCGACACGAAAGCCAATCTGGATCACCAGATCGACACGATCAGCGATTGGGATCAGGAGCGCCTCGAAGATATCGCCTATGACCGTGCGGACTATATGCGTCAGCTTCGACTGGAGGATGCGTGATGTCAGCAACACTGACGCGCCCGGTCTCTTACGATCAGGCATGCAAGGATCTGGCTCCGGTCTGGGAATATCTCAAGGAACAGCGCCAGCAGGCCAATTTCCTGCACGGGACGAGGGCAGAGCGAGCTTTGCGAGATGAACGAACCGCTGAAATCGACCGGGTGGAAAAGCGCCTGAATGACTTTGTGGCTCAAGTAACCACCGACTGAACCCACCAGTAAACGATAGGAATTTCTGAAATGCGTGAAACAGCAAACGCCCGAAGTGCGTCTGGTGAACTGGAGTTCTTTCCGCCTGCAGTGCGGCAGGAGATCCTGAACCTTGAGAGCATCATTACCTACCACAGCAATCAGGCGATCATCGCGCCGCTGGAGAATGACCGGCGTGTGGCTCGGGATGTGGTGACGTCCGCCAAGATCCGTCTGAACATGATCTACGAACTGCCGAAGATCAAAGCCACGATGCGGACGATCGGATGCGTGGATGCGCGTCTGGCCTTCATCATGATGGAAACGCGGGGGGTGGCATGAGCGCGACCCTGACCCGCGATATCCGAGACGTGGCCAACGAGATCCACGCCAGAGAGATCAAGCCCGCCATTGATGCCTACATTGCGGCTCTGACCGCGATCCGTGGCGCCAATGATCCTGACGGCCCGACGGTAGACATGATCCTGGCCTGTGAGGCGGCGGCCGCAAAGCTCAAGGGAGCGGAAGGCAACCTCCGGGCCGCACTGTTCGCCTCGATGAAGGATAACGGCGTCCTCGACTTCGAGCATGGCGGGATGATCGCTGCCGTCCGGGCCGGGTCTACGTCGGCCACCATCAAGGACGAGAAGGCGCTCCGGGCCGCTGCTCCTGAACTTTTCATTCCATCGCCGGACAAACTGGACCGGGCCGCGCTGACCAAGCGCCTCAAGGCCGGAATGCCTGTCGCTGGCGCAGAACTCTCCACGGGCGCTCCGTCGCTCGTCATCAGAAAGGCTTGAGACGATGAACGCAGTTACGACGACGCAGGGGCATGAGCCCGCAATCCGTATCGGCAGCTTCAACGAACTGATGCGCTTTGCCGAGATTGCGGCTGGTAGCGGCATGGTCCCGAAAGATTATGTCGGCAAGCCCGCAGCAATCCTTATCGCGGTTCAGATGGGCTCTGAACTTGGCCTGGCGCCGATGCAGTCCATGCAAAATATCGCAGTTATCAATGGACGCCCGAGCGTCTGGGGCGATGCTCTGCTTGGCCTCGTGAAGGCATCCCCGGTCTGTGATGACGTGGTGGAGACGCTGGAGGGCGAGGGGGACAAGATGACGGCCATCTGTGTCGCCAAGCGTAAAGGAAAATCCCCAGTTGAAGCCCGGTTCAGTGTGCAGGATGCGAAAGACGCCGCCCTGTGGGCCAAACAGGGACCGTGGAAGCAGTACCCGAAGCGTATGCTCCAGATGCGCGCCCGTGGCTTCGCTCTTCGTGATGCTTTCCCGGACGTGCTGCGCGGTCTGATCACGGCTGAGGAAGCTGGAGACATTCCGCAGGACGACTTCCGCAAGAGCGTTTCCAATCAGGGACCGGCCGATGTGACGCCCAAGCGCCAGCAGATCCAAGAGGAACGCCAGGTCGATTACGTCGCGTTCTTCACCAGTCGCCTCAAGGCCTGCTCTGACACGGGTTGCGTTCTGGCTCTCGAAAAGAAGTGGGAGCAGACGCAGGCCAAGGCTCGTGATGTAGGCCGCCCGATCTCCGAGGAAGTGCTGGCTGATGTCACAGACCTGTTCGCGGATCGCTACGGCGCGCTGCGTGAGGCTGAACGCCAGCAGGCCGACGCCAACGCAGAAGTCCCGGCCGAGGAGATGCCGGCATGACCCACCCCCGCGAGATCAACGAGGACCTGAGCGACGTGATTGCGCGCTCTTTCCTCATGGAGCGGATCGAGCGCGCGGCGGCCCTGCCATGCCTCTCCGACCTCCGCCACGACGACAACGAAATCCGCCGCGAGTGCGGCCTGCTGAATGCTGAGAAGTGGAGCGCGTGATGAGTACTGAAACGACAAACCCAACCGAAATTACCCTCCTGCGCATTCGTGAATGGGGAGCGTGTGGCGATGGCCGTGACTGGTTCCGTGAGAAGTTCCCGCAGGGTGGAGACTACGGCCTCGTGATGAACGCGTTGTATGACGACAAGCGCTTTAGTGATGCTCAATGGTTGGCGTCGAAGGTCTTTGCAGAAATCAAGGACACGGCTGCCATCGTGGTTAGCGAAGTGAACGCCATCCAGTCCGCGACGAAGGGCAAAGATGAAAGCGGGAACTACGCCCAGATCGGCAGCAGCGGG